GAAGTAAAAGGAGATGAAAGCACTAACTTTGATAATTACTATGTGAAGTTTGTCACTAACAATGGCAATGCTTTAGAAGAAGGTCAATGGGAAGAAACAGTAGAAGCAGGTATTCAATTTAAGTTTGACTATGCCACTATGCCACACGTTTTGATTAGACAGGCAGATGGTAATTTTAGATTTGCAAGAGTTGATGGAGACACATATACCCTAAGTGGTACTAATTATACGTTACCTGTATGGGGAGAAAGAACAGCAGGAGATACGGAGTCTGCAAAAGACCCTTCATTT